GCTCAAGCTCTTCAGTATTAGAAGGAAGCTCTGACTCAGGAATATTTCTTGCGTCAACACCTAGCTCGGCTTCTATTTCTGCAAGTATTTGCTTAGCCGCTAAATCTCTTTGCACACTTTCAACGTACTTGGTTCTTTTACCAGTAGCGATAGAATCCTGAGCAAAAGCTTTGATGGAAAATAATCTATCCTGCATTCCGTTAACAACAATGTCTATAAACTTGGGTATAATCGGGACAGGTTTCCAGTCAAGATTTAAATACGATAAATCCCCGTTAATAGCAAACTCATCTTTATATTTTCTAATTGATTGTTCACCTCTAGCATATAGCCTTAGCCTATGAAACTCATCCCGGGTTTGATAATATTTACCTTGCCCTCTGTCTTTGTTAAACCATTCTTGTTCTATAGCTTTAGCTACTTCTAATCCATACTCAGAACTTCTTTTTTTGGAGTCAGATACCGCTTGGCTAGGAAAAATAGAATAATCTTTTTGTGTTTTTGCCATATTTATTTAATTAGCATACTTCTATCGCCTTCATTCTTATATTTAGAGAATGAAAAATTAAGTTTTTTTGTTGTTCTTTCTTGTCGTGGTCTATATAAATGTTTTCTACACGCCATTATAGCTAGTCCGCTACTAATAGATGCATCGTAGGCTGTACGTTTAGATATGTCAAATTTAGCCCAATCTTCTAAAGTGCGTTGAAAATACATGTTTCCATGTCTGTTTTCAAAGCTACCTACGTTTTCTTCTATATATGATTCTATTGCAGCAGCGTGAGCCTGCCTTATATCTTCTGATGTATTAGGTATTCCACCTAATTCAATTTCAGTTTTAGATAAAGCACCTCTTAGCTTATCTGGTCGGTTCATAGAAAAACCCCTATAACCCCTTCTTTTTAAATGATATAATAATCTAGGCTTATTGTTTTCAGCTAATATAGGCATTCCATAAAAAACTATAGCCATAAGCACGTCTTCAAAAAATATTTCTGCTGTTTGTGGTCTAGCTACATATTCTAAAAAGAATTGACTAGATGGAAAATCCGGGTTCATAGAAAATGTTGTTAATCCATGCAACGCTCCGTTCGATCCGCCCCCACCTACAGTTCCTGATATATCATAAGAGTCACAGCCAAAAGCTCCAAACCCATCATTACCAGCATATTTAATACCATTTTTTTCAATTATATTATTTCTTAATTCAATCTTAGGCAACCAACTAACTTTAAACCTTCCGTTCTTTGTTGGTGTCCATATGACTTCGGTATCTTTAATCCCATTTTTCCAAGAAAAAGAACCTTGAGCAACATAGCCTTTCATTGCCATTTCTTCATTAGAATCTATCTGCTCGTATATTTTAGTTAAATTAAATAAGGATTGTTTTGTTTCGTCTCTAAAAGCATGCTTTTCACTTCTTGGAAACTGTCTATAGTATTCATTTAAAGCATCAGCATCGTGCTTTAGCCCTTCTACTTCATTCTCCCAATGTTCAATAACTCCTGAACGGATGAGACCGCCATCAATTCCTTCAATCGGTTCTGATGGTGTTTCAAAAACAGGGTATCCATACTTATCAATAAATCCTTCGTAACCCCATTCCATAGGTAGGAACAAAGAATATAATCCACTTGAAGTCTGGCCATTTTTATTTCTTTTGTCAACATCTGAATTGTAATATAGTTTTTTAAAGTTATCACCGCCTTTATCTAAAGCATTTGACGTTGATCCCATCATACATTTGCCAACAATTCTAGCACCCAATCTTAAACAGGTTTTTGTAACCCTCCAGTTATTTAGTATGTTATCGGGTTTTTCCCATTTACCAGATTCATCGTGTACAAGTAATATAAGCTTTTCACCATCATAACTATTATCCCCGGTATTTTTCCAGTCAATAGTTGTATCTAACCCTTGCTCTAGTAGCTCGTCGTCAGACTCTTTAAAAGAGTTTCTAGTTAATCTTCTTGATGGTAACTTATAAGATAACTCCGTTTTAGGTCTTTCCATACCATCTTGTATAGGTTTGAAAAAAAACGGATAGTTTACTGATATAGGTACTACCTTATCTGTAAACATTTTTTTTGCATCAGCACCGGTTTTTGATAATATACCGAATCTTGAATCTCGCGATGTTGTAGCCACGTTAACAGTTTCTGATGATGCCATGAAGCTAAACCCAGACCGTCTGTTTTTGAGGTAGCACATTCCGTAACACCTGTAATCTGCTTTGCAAGCTTCCCAGAAATAATAGAATATTCTGTTTGCTTGTCTAAACTCGGGTGCACCCACGTCAATCTTTGTCCAGTTGAGGTACATATAGTGTGACCCTGTAATGTAACACGGTTGACCGTTGCACATGAACCAGTAACCATCGTTACGACGATTAAACTCAACATCAATATATTCGTAATATTGTTCTTTAGTTTTTTCTGGATGATTTTTAAATTCATGTATTGATTTAATTTTCTTTAAAGATTCAGGTCTTTCCCTTCTAGTAAATACTTGATCTTCTTTTTTAAGACCCTTGCCATCTACTTCTTTAGGGGTTTGAGGTATTGCTATCTTAAGACCTTGAACCTCATATATCTCACCAATTGTACCGTCTTTACTTATGATTACGCAATCTAAATCTTCGTCGTAACCGTACTTATATTTTTTAAGTCTATTTTTTTTTCTTACTTCTTTAGTATCAAGGTGGTGCTTGTGAATATTATAAAGTGATTGCTTATACATTATTTTATTCTGTCTTCTACACCTAAGAACTTAACGGATTTGTTTTCTTTTTTATCCGTTGATAGCTCTTCTATTCTTTCTATAATTTTAAATGAATCTTCAATTGCAACCCATTTTGCTTGAGCCGCTATTTTAGCTTTTTCAGGTTCTAATTCAACTAAATTAATTTTTTGTCTTATAACCTTATCAAGTTCAATTAAAGCAATTTCGGATGCTTCAATAACTTTTTTCCTTCGATCCATATTTTATTGTAATTTGATTTGATAAAACTCTATATAATTTTTGGCCATCAATATTAAACTCGTATTCAGAGTCGGGAGTAAAGCCCACCACGTCTCCTTTGGAGATCCCTAACGCTTCTAAATTGTCGTTGCTA